GAACCAACTGAACTTGATATAAAAGAATATAAATTTTTTATTGATGATATTTCTGCAGACCGAACAGAAGTTAGACTTGCTACTCAGATGATTAATTTACAAAAATACAAAGATGAATTTTTTGAATTATCTAATACTACAAATACATATCGTTCTGTTATTGATGCATTTGGAACTGGTTTCGGAAAATTCCAATCAAGGTCTGATTCAAGATTTGATATAAATTCTAAAGATAGTACAGATAATGGATTTGAACAAAAGTTTTTAGGTGGTCAAGTGATTGTTGAGGAAGCATTTATTGTAGGTAATAATGTACAAACAGACACCTCAGAAAATGATGCTTGGTCATTAGAAGATCCAATTCCAGCAACATATATAGAGGCGTATGATTTGAAGGAAGCTGGATTTCCTATGGCAGTAAGATATGTAATTAAAGATGAGGCCTCTACAAAAACTTTAGGTGGACATGACTTTGAAGGTTATCAACCTATTCCAAATTTAATAACACCTGGTATAAAATATCATTTTGATTTTGGATGTGGACATACAGAAGTTACAGATGCTCCTTTTGCCAATCACACATATGATACCGAAGGAACTTACAATCCTGTCGTAACTATAATGACACCAAATTTTACAGAAGTTGTTACTGATGTGTATAGAAATACAGGTGTACCACAAGACGGACCTGGATTA